GCCTGGGCGTTGGCCGTGTGAAACAGCACGTTCGCCTTCGCGCCGGCCGACGGCGGCGGGACCAGGGTTTGCACCCCGGCGACAAAGTCGATATAGCTTTCGCCTTGCAACGGATCGGCCAGCATGGTTTCGCCGGTGGCCACGTCGTCGACGTCGGTCGTGCCGTCGTCGCTTTCGGCGTACAACGTGGCGGCGGTGCCGTCGGCCCGGAAATGGGCGTGGGCGGCGACCGCGTCCAGGTTCAACGGCGCGGCCAGGTCGCCCGTGTTCAACGCGCTGGCCATGCCGAAATAGATTTCCGTAAAGGCGTCCAGGTCTTCCACGCCCAGCACGTAGCGCGACCGCAACAGCTTGTCGATGTCGAACGCCAAAACGTCGTTGAACCACAACAGCGCGGCCGATTGCCATTGGGCGCCCAGGGTCATTTCGACCCCGCGGACGGTGCCAACGATGGTCGCGCCGCCCATGGCTTCCCCGTAGAACGGCCCGGCGTGCGCGTTCGGCGCCGCCACAACTTGGGACGGGGTCCCAATCATATCGTAAACAATTTCGCGGGTTTCCATCGTTGGTTTTCCTTTTTGTGATGGTTACCGGGGGAAAAGGTCAAACGACCGCGGCCGCCGGGGGGCGTCGGCCGCGGTCGTGACGGCCGGCCTTATGCGCCGGCGTTTCTGACGATACCTCGCCAATTGGCGATCGCCGCGGCAAAACGTCCCTCGGCCTGGTAGGCCCGGGTTGCGCGGCTGCCGTTGTAGTAGCTTCGGAACACGACCGACTCGAAACCTTTTTGGTGCGCGTAGCAAATCGACCGCGCTTTGGCCGGGTCTTCAATCCCGTACCAAATGTTGGCCGACGCGGCGCCCAACAGGGGTTCGACCGACCAACCGACGCGGTTGCGGAAAATCTCCGCGGCCGCGGTGACCGTCGGAACGGGGATCACTTGCAAATTCGCCAACAAAACTTCGGCGGCCGTTTCGTGGTCTTCGGGGACGATCAACCGTTTGATCGTGTAGGAAAGGTTCCGGTTTCCGCCGATCGACATTTGCGACCGCAGCAGTAACCGCATGGCGGCGATTTGCGCCTGGTTGGGGGCTGCGCCGCCCCCGGCCGCAATGTCGTTGGCGTGGGCTGCGCCAAACAGCGGGTTGTCGTCGGCGGCGTTGGGGTTGCCGATCAACAGGTTACAACAAAGGCGGTTCAACGTGGCGTCGTGCGCGGCGCGCTTGTCTTGAATCGCGTCGCGGAATCCGCCCAGTTGGTCGTCGACGACCATGCGGGGCGTCACGTGGAATTCGTCCCCGTAGGAATCGACCGACAACCAGGCGGGGTCGTCTTCATCCAACGTGCTTTGGGCGAATGGTTTCCCGTCGATATGCTCGGGGAATTCCGCAAATTCGCCAATCCGAATGATCGTCGTCGGCTTGAAATCGGGGACGGTGTCCAGTTTGTAACACCAGTCTTGATAGGTCGTATCCATGAACGGCAACGGCCCTAACAGGATTTGCCGACCGACCGCGGCCAACAGGTTGGGGAAATTCCCCGGCCCGTGGACGGGCGCGGCGGCCTGTAGGTGCGCCCCGATTCGGTATTCGGGGCCTTGCAACGCCTGTTGGGCCACGGCTTCGGGATCCATCCCAATGGCCCGATTGCCGGTGATGCCCAACGAAAGGGCGGCCAGATCCAACAGCGTCGCCCCGCGCAGGTCGCGGGCGGCCGCCGGCAATTGCTCGTTTTCGCCCAGCACCCCGAGGCGTTCGGACAACACGGCGACGGCCGCGTCGGCGAACCGATCTTGTTCCGAACCGGTCGGCCGAATCGGCGTTGCCGGGCGTTGCCGGCCGGCCAGGTCGGCCGTTGCGTTTTCCAGGAACGCGGCCAGCGTGTGGCCCTGGTCGATCGCCGCTTGGATCGTTTCGGGCGTGGCGCCCAACAGGGCCCCGCGGTCTTGAATCTGCCGGATTCGGTCGCGTTCGGCCAACGCGGCGGCGCTGTCGTTGGCCGGCGGCGCGGGGGCCGGGGCCGGCGGCGCGGGGACCGGCGGCGCGGGGACCGGCGGCGGCGGGTTGGCGGCGGCCGGGGGCGCGGGGACCGGCGGATCGGCGGCGGCCGGCGGGTTGGCGGCGGCCGGGGGATCGGCGGCGGCCGGGGGATCGGCGGCGGCCGGCGGCGCGGGGGTCAGGTGACCGACGCACGTTTCGGCGGATCCGGGGATCGGTTCGCCGCGGGCCTGATAGAACGCGGCCAACGCGGCGTGTGCGGTCGCGGCGTCGGCCTGGGGGGTAATCAGGCCGGCGGCAACCAACGCGGCAAATACTTGGGGGTCCATTGCGCTATACTCCTTTGCGCTGGGGGAAATGGGGGGCCGGCGGCCTGGCCGATCGGCGCGGCGCGGCTAACTCGGCCAGGATTTCGTCAAGGGTCGCAATTCGGTCAATCAGTCCGGCGGCCAGGGCGTCGGGCGGATAGAAAATTTTGCCCTGGCCGTAATTGGCTTCAATTTTCGCCGCCGTCGTGTCCCGATAGCGGGCCAGGTCGCCCACAAAAATCGCATAGGCGGCGTCGATCCGTTCCTGTAAAACGGCCCGTTCCGTTTCGGTCAACGGTGTGAACGGGTGACCGATGGCCTTGTTTTTTCCGGCCGTAATTACCTGGTAATTACGACCGCGTTTTTCGTTGGCTTTCGATTCGTCAAGGAAAATGCCCAACACCCCGACCGACCCGGTGACGTTGCTTGGGCTGGCCACGATTTGGCCGGCCCCGGCGGCGATCCAATAACCGCCGCTTGCCAATTGGTTGGTTCCCACCACGATCGTTGTTTTCCGCTTGGCGGCCCGTCGCATGGCGGCGGCGGCCTCGGGGACCTGGCCGATATATCCCCCGGGGCTGTCGGCGTCGACCACAATCGCGGCGATTTTGCGGTCGTCGGCGGCTTGGTCGATCGCCGCGGCGAACGCGCGGGCGTCGGTCCCGCCCGAATAGGCCGAAAGTAGGTTGGCCCGTGGAACGATCGTCCCATAAAGTCGCAACAGCGCGACCCCGCCCGCGCACACTTCATAGGCGGCCGATTCGGGCGGCGTCTCTTCCCCAAACATGGCGGCCAGGGTTTCCGGGGTCAGCGCGTCGCCCGTTTCGCGGCCCGCATAAAACGCCATAATTTCCGCCGCTTTTTCGGGCGTGATTGCCCAGGGCTGGCAAAACAGCGCGTCGCGGATCAATCGGTCGCGGTGTTGGCGTGGCATTGGTCAGGCCTCGGCCGGTTGTTCGTTGGTTTCGGTGTTGGCGTTTTTGGCCGGCATACTGGGCCGATCGTAATTCAGGGGGACCCCATGCCTTTCGGCGAATTCCCTTTCCCGCTTGCGTTGCAAAATCACTTGTCGCCAGTTTTTGCCGCGGGCCGCACATTCCTCTTCAAGGGTTGATAGGCCGGCGGCGATCCGGGCCAGCGCGGCGTCGGTTTCTTTCTCGGGGTCGATTTGTTCCCAACCGGTCGGTCGGCAAAGATGCCGATTCCATCGCCGCCGCTGGGCCCGGTATTGGGTTGCGGACAGGTGGGTCAACCGCCCGAGGGCCGCGGCCTGGGCCATGAAGGCGCGGCGGATCGGCGACACAACGCGGCCGCCGAACCGGTGTTGCATAGGGCGAAACGCGGCCCGGTCGTCAAGGTGCGCCGCGCGGGCGGCAACGTAGGTCGTGCCGGAATAGTCCCGCGTCAACCGGTAACGCGAAACGCGGCCGCCCATGCCGGTTAGCATGAGCATGAGCTTCACAAACACTTCCGACGACGCACTGGGCCGCTTGGGGTCGACCTGGTCGATTTCGTCGTCGCTACTGATTTGGCAAACGATCCCTTTCCCCAGGCGGGCCAACGGGTTGTCGGTGGCCGGGTCGGTTTGATCGTCGTCGGGGTACAGTCCCAGCCCAACGCCCGGTTTTTTGGTCTTGTGAATAAGGGAAAACAGGCTGCCGATTGTCGCGCTGGTCAGTTCCGCGCCCAGGTAATTGTCCAAGTCGCGGGCGCTTTGCATGATCGACCGGTAAAGGGAAACCCCGCGGGTCGCGGCCGGCCGCCCGGGCAACGTGTAATGAATCACGCGCGACGCGGGCACGCGGGCCGATTCGCTGGTCGTGGCGTGCGGGTCGTTGGGGTGCGCCCCAAATAGGTAATACGCCACAGGGCGGCCGAATGAATCTATTTCGACTCCCTGGCGGATTTCGTTCTGCGATCCGCTGGCCGGCCGGTCTTGAAAAGAATCTATTTGTTCCGCTTCCAAAACCTGAAAACAAAGGGGGACGATCCGGTCGGGCTCGGGCAAGGCGCAGGCCAACAACAGGGATTCGCCGGTTTCCACTGTGTCGCCGAACGCTTCGCGTTGCATATCGGCCCAGGTCGATTTGCCGCGCGCGTCGGGTTCGGTCGATTCGGCCCATTCGTCGAATAGTTCGTCGGCCTCCTGGTTGAAATCCTCCTCGAGTTCGCCGTTGACCATGGCGGCGGCGCTGGTTGCAATCCCCGTGCCGACCACGTTGTCGACCACGGCGCCGTTAAGGGCCACGATCGACGGGTCGTTGCGGCCCAGGTCCCGCACGCGGGCCAACCAGGTGTCGCGGTCTTCGCCGATCGCCGCGTCGGCGTCGTAATGCTGGGGAACCCAATTATTGTTAAGGCGGTTGATTTCGCCGCCGCGGTAGGGGGCGGCCGCCAGGTCGGCGTGCGCGTCGTTTTTGCCCAGGGAATAGCCCAGGTGTTTGGCGTAGGCGATCGACCGGGCCCGGCCGCTGGCCCGGCGGGCGAAAAATCGGCGGACGGTTGCAAGGGCGCCCATTTATTCCCCCCAGGTCGCCAAAAGAAAATTGTTGCCGCGGGTTTCGGCCAACAGTTCCGCGCGGATTGCAAACAGGTCCTTTAGGGATGTTCCCTTAAACTGCTTGCCTTGCTCCGTGTAGGCTTCGTAGGCGTCGCCGGTTAAGCGCGATTGAATCGCGTTTTCCAGGTCGACCAGAAGTTCGGCGGGCGTGGCCATGCGCCAAGCATACCGGCGCGGGCGGGTCGCCGGTCAAGCGCGCAAGGGCGGGGCGGTTCCAAAGGTTGGAAGAAAACCGCGCCGCGGGCCTCGGGCGGTTCCAACGTTTGGAAAAACCGGGGGCGCAGTCGGCGCGTTGACGGCCTATAGGCCGCGGAAGTCAAAAACCACTTCCGCGGAAGTCAGCGCGCGGAATAATCGGCCGGGGGCGCGGCCGTCGGCCGGCCAGCGTGCGGCCGTTGTTGTTTGATGGAAAATTTGCAGTTCTTCGTTTTCCGGTAACGGCAATAGTAATACGTGAACATTTCCGCGGACCGGCCGGCGACGCACGGTTCTTTGTGAATCGGGCAGACCGGCGCGGCGGTTTGCCGGCCGTGCGCCGGCGGATCCGCGGCGGCCTGGTCGGCGTCGGCCGGGGCCTTGGGCTCGGGCGGGTCAACGCCCAACGGGGGCGGCGGATCCGCGGCGGCCTGGTCAGCGTCGGTCGTGGTTTTGCGTTGGCGTTTGGCCATGGTGGACAATCTCCTATTTCGCGCGTGATATTATCGGGCCGAAAAATCGACCGGCCCGTCGTCGACCTGGTCGGGCTGGTCGCGTTTCGGCGCGACCGGTTCCAACCAGTTGGCGGCGTCCCAATCCTGGCCGACCACCATGTCGGCCAGGGCTCGGGCGTATACTTCGCAATCCCAATAATGGTTTCCCGTCTCCTTGTCGATCAATTCAAACGACAACCGTTTGCGGCCTTTCACCCGTTCAAACTTGGGCCGTTCGTTGACCAGTTGGCGCAAATAATCTTCCCCGCCGTCGGTTTCGACAATCCCCAGGGGCAAATGCCAGGCCCCGGGCAACGCGGGGTCGGCCGTCCAACGGTCGACCAGGTCGGTTTTGTAGGCGGTGGTATCAATCGCCCAGGGGGTCAGCCCCTCGGGATTGGCCTGGCCGGTCCGCACGTTGCGTTCCGACCGGGCCCGCCGATACAACACCCCGGGCGAAATTTTGGGGTCACCCCAAATCGCCAGCACGCGGTCGCCCGGTTGGCCGCGGACGAAATCATAAACGTCGCCGCGGCGGTAACCGCAATCGACCCCCAACACGCGGACCCGTAACGCGGACCGACCGACCGGGTTTTCCCCGTCGACGGGCCAGGCCGGCGTCAACACGGCGGCCGGCAATTGGATAAGGTCGGTTTTCAACGGGGCGTTTTCGTCCTCATTCCGCGCCCGTTTCAAACAACCAAAGTCGATCAACCAGGAAGTCGCGCCCGGCCCCCAGGCCCGCACGACGAAATAGACACGGTTGGCTTGCACGTCGGCCGCCGCGGTCAGGAAATACGCGCCCCGCGGGACCTGGCCGCGCGGATAGGTCCGCGCCAACCGGTTCCCCAGGTCGCGCCAACGGGGGATCGCCCCGCGGGGTTTGTGCGGCAACGCTAACCAGTCGTTGACAAAAACCCGGCGGCCTTCCTCGGTGTCGAGAGTATCCAGGTATTTTTCGGCGTGGTCGGCAAT